TTACATCCACAACACGCCTTGATTCCCTTTAGGGTGGGGCGGTACAGCATTAATTATTCCCGGTTCCATTATCGTTTCAACGATAGTTTCATGGGTCTTAAAGGTTTTGCCGCAATTAATATTTGTGCACTGGTGATAGCGTTCTTTAGTTTCGTCACTAAGGTAACGGCTGGATCTCGCGTGTGCTGCAAATTTACAGCGTGGGCAATGCATCATATTTACCTCCGAAACTGCATATTCAGTTATTATGCTGATCTTATCACCAGCATTCGCATTTGTGAAACAAATATCAACTAGTTGAATATCACTCAGCCTCATAAGTTACATCCGACAACAACACTTCGAGAGACAGTTGGGTGGTGTAGCCGCTATTGCTCAGGCTGTGCGATACCTTACTGATTATCCAGCTTTGCTGGTCTATCACGGATTTAAAGCCGCTGACAGCAATCGGCGTTTCAGGAAATAAATCAGCGCGCCCCATAGCTAAGGTGATACTGAATTCAGCCACACCGCGCTGTAACTTCTCCCATTTAGATTGAGCGGCGCGCATAGCGGCTTTTTGCGTGGCGTAAACCGTGGTGATAGCAAAAACGTTATCTTCTGACCCCACCAGATAATCCCCTTGTTTTTCCTCCACTGGCTTTCTCACTGTCGCCGCCTTGGCGCGGGTCGGTTTGGCTTTGGGGTGTTCCAGCGCGCGGAGCTGTTTAAACTTGGGCTTACGCTGTAACTTAACCTTTTTAGGCTTGGCCGGTTTGGGGTCTTTGGTGTGCAACCAACTGGCGCTAACACCGGTATACGCCCCCCGGTCAGCAAGACTAAAGCTGTGCTGGTCGCCATCTTGCCGGGTGAGGGTCATTTGCGGAATAGGTTTACCGCTGGCTGTTACTCCGCTGCCCGGCTTAATAAACAGCAGACGCCCGGCTTTTACAGCAGCTACCGCGCCATTTAGCGAGGCTAACCGGGTAATAAATTTGGCGTCCGTTTCTTGCGTCTGGTCGATGTGCGAAATAGCGATATCCGCCAGCCCCTCGGCCAGCATGGCTTTCAGGTTATTACGTTCGGCCACCTGTGCCACCACTTTCCCCAGCGTGGTCTCATGATAAGAGACTTCTCGGCGCGTATTGAGTGAACCACGAAAATCCGCACTGCGCGCGCGAATGGTCAGCGTATCCGGTGCGCCGTGGTGTTCGACCTCATCCACGGTAAAATCACCTTTACCAATCAGCGCCGACCCTTTCCAGCCCAAGAACACCGACAACACCGCGCCGCGTTCCGGCAAGGCGAGTTGGCCGTCAGCGTCATCCAGTTCGACATCAAGCTGGTCAGCTTCAAAGCCCCGGTTATCGGTCAGGCTCAGAGACAACAGCCGAGGGCGAATATTCTGCGTGATATCTTTCGCGTTAATCGTCAGCATATAGTCCGGGGCCATATCCGCCCCAGCCGGTAGAGACATGCCGGTCATCATGAGAATAATCCTCCGATAGCTGCCTGTGCTTTACCGGTCATTGCTGTCGCTTTACCCAGCAACTCGTCAGCCTGTTGTTTCATGTCGCCGAACATGGCCGTTAATGACTCGTCAACCCGCAACAGATTGAGGGTGAACTCAATGCGCCGGGCGCTACCGTCTTCAAAAAATAGCGCGCCGGTCTGGCTCAGACTCTCAATAACGAACATGCCGTAAATCATGCCACTACCTTCAACCAGCGGCCATGCCTTGCCTTGGTCAGCCATCGCCTCAAGGGCCAGTAACGAAAGACGTCCGCCGGTAAGCTCAGGCAGTAATACACCGGACAGCGTAATTTTTTCACTGTCTACGCCAAGAAATTGCGCGGATGGGCGCAAGCCCACCCGGCTATTGGTCGGCCAACGGTAATCAATATCGCGCCCCATGCTTTGGTAAGGCGTGGTCTGGCGCATAAAGACAAATAACCCCAGTGATAACATCATGATTAATCATTCTCCATCTGGCCGCGCTGACGGGCGCGCTTATCGCGTTCGTTCTTGGCAAGGGCATCAACCATCATTCGTTCCGCATCCTGTCGGCTCATGCCCGGCGGGATAGTCACCTTGATATCATTGGTGGTGACACTGCTATCCACAATGGTGGTGCCGGTATTGGCGGTGACCGGCTGATAACCGCCGTATAACACGCCGCCACTGGGTGAGTATCCCCCCGCGTAAGGGTTATCTTTCGGGACGTTATCGGCCAGCCCGGCAGATTTACTATCAATAATGCCGAGTTTTTCCAGTACCCAGTCAATGCCACTGCGTAGCTGCCCCAGTGCATCAATGGGAAGTTTGAGCGCATAAGCTAAACCTCGGCCGAATGTTTCCCCGGCCGTGGTAGCAATAAGCAACGACTCCCCACTAAATTTGATGGGGGCGACCAATTCAGCAAACAGTGTCTTGAGCTGGTTAAAGCCATTAACTAGCGGGGTAAATGCCGCACTGATTGGCCCGGCAACAGCGGTAAAGCCTGTCACTACACCCGCCATAAATGCGCTAATAGGCTCCCAAAACTTACGAATAAGCAGCGCACCAGCGATAATAAGCGCAATCACCGCAGTGACCGGCCATGCCAACGTGGCAAGTGTTGCGGCAATTGTTCCACCCATGATGGAAAAACCGGTACTCAACAGACCAGCCCCGGCCAACAGCAGGTTAAACCCGGCCATGACCGGCCATGCAATCAGCCCCAGCGCACCCAGCCCGGCAACCAGTACCAACGCCGTGCCAGTAACGGTGGTAATGGTGCTGACCAGCTCAGGGTTTTTCTTGGCCCATGCAGCCACATTAATCAGCCAGTCGGTTGCGGTAAGGGTCAGTTTGCGCAGCGCGGAGTCTTGCTTCTCAAACACCTCAATCTCTAAGTCTTCCCATGCCGAACTCAGGTTTTTCAAGTCGCCATCGAGGTTATTCATCTTCACCGTGGCAATGGCTTGCGCGGTGCCATCGGCATTCTTCAGCTTACTTTGCTTCTCGGCCAGTTTGCCGTTACCGGCAGCCTCGACCAGCTTCACTGCGCCTTTCATCGCCTCTTCACCGAAGATCACTTTCAGATACTCGGCTTGCTGTGCGGTGCCTAACTTGTTCTTTTTAAATGACTGGTTGATGTCTTTTAGGATTTTCTCCACCGGCAGCATATTGCCTTTGCCGTCGCGGGTTTTTATCCCCAGCTCACGCAAGGCTTCCGGTGCTTTACCGACGGGAGCCTGTAAGCGGCTAAACACCGCACTGGTACTGGTGCCCGCCATACTGCCCTTGATACCGTTATCAGCCAACACCCCGAGTAACGCGGTGGTGTCTTCGATGCTGGCCCCGGCGGCCTCAGCAATCGGGGCGACATATTTCATCGCTTCGCCCAGCTCTAGCAAGTTGGTGTTTGAGCTGGTAAAGCCTTTCGCCATCACGTCCGACACCCGTTTAATCTGGTCTAGCGGCAGGTTAAACGCCGACTGCATGTTGGTGACAATATCCGCTGCTTCGGCGATATCCACACCGGACGCCAGCGACAGGTTAACCGTTGGCTCAGTGGCGGCCAGAATGGCGTCAGCGTCATAGCCGGAACGGGCCAGCGTGTCTTGGGTTCGTGCGACATCTGTCGGCGAAAAGGCGGTTGAACCGCCAATGTCACGCGCCTGTTGGCGAATGGCGGCCAGCTTGGCGTCGTTTTTATTCAGCCCTAAAATCGCCTGCGTACCGGACATCTGGCTGTCAAACTCCATACCCGGCGCAATCAGTTTTGCCGCGCCATAAAGCCCGGCGGTTGCCACACCCAAACTGGCCGCGCTGGTATTACGCACCGCACTGGTGGCGGCTTTGCCTTTCTGATAGCGGCTGCTGATACGGCTGAGTTGTTCCTGTTTCAGGCTCAGGCGTTGCAGCTCTTGGCGCTGGCGGCTCAGGGCAACCGTCGCCTCAGCGGCACTGCTGCGTAACCGGCGTTGTTCACTGCTCAGGTTTTTGGTGGCAATGCCGTCAGCGTTAAGCGCATCGCGCTGGCGCTGCACTGACTGGCGCAGCCCGTTGTATTTGGTTTGCAGTTCAGACGCCGCGCGCTTGGCTCCCTCCATCAGTCGGGCTTGTTGAGCGGTGGGTTTCTCGGTGTTTTTAAAGGCGATAGCCAGTGCCGCCGCATCTTCTTTGGCTTTTTTCAATGCCTGCCCGGTGACGGCCAGTTGGGCGCTGGCCTTACGGAAACCGTCAATTTTCGCCGCCTGCGCATCGAGCGATTTGATGCTGCTTTGGGTGTTGCGAATGTCGCCAGTGAGGGATTTACTGGCGGTTTGAATGGCTTTAAATGGGCGGGTGGCTTGGTCTACAGCTTTGAGCAATACCTGTAGCTGTAAGCTCTTACTCATGGTTTACGGCTCCACTTCGTAGCAGGGCTTTATGACGCCAGCGCACCAGTTCGGTGAGACTCAATGCCCAAAGCTCTGACGGCGGCCAGTGAAAAATGGCGGCAATATCCGCCATCAGGTCATCCACTTCCAGTTTCGGGTCGAGCGTTACGCCGCCGGTTTCGGCGACAAAAAACCAATCACCTTACCTGCCAGCGCCACTAAATCCGGCAATTCCAAGCGGCTGCATTCTGCGGCGGTCAGTGTCGGTGTCGTGATGCGGGGTAACACCACAATCAGCGCATCCACATCAGAATGAGCGACATCAGAGAGTCGCACCCCGCGCAGTGACCCGGCATTCGGGCGGTAAACTTCAATTTCAGTAATCAGGGTATCACCACGTTTTAGCGGGGTTTCCAGTACCACCAGATTCTCGTTAATCTCGGCGGCGGGTTCAGTTTTAGCAATCACTTTTTTCATGGTTTTTTCCAGTTCAATCAGGGGGGCCAGCGGGTTCACACTGGCCGTCAGGGGTTAGCGGCCAATAGCCTTGCGTTGGGCTTCCAGCAGGTCTACGCCGTTAACCATTTCAATCAAGTTAACCACGTCAATTTCCATTACCACCTTGCCGTCAATGGTCAGTTTGTAGTAGGTGCACTGGGTGGATACCTTGGTTTCGGTGTCTTCCCCTTGTTTGGATTCGCCGCCATCAATCTCTTTATGACGGCCACGGATCTCAACTTCTACCGCTGTCACTTCGCCGGTATCGTCACGCTGATAAGCGCCCGCAAATCGCAGCGGAACCCCGTCAACCTTGGGCGCACCCCATTGCTGCAACACCAGCTCGTCGAGGCCACCCATCGACCACTCCATGGATAGCGCATCGTCATCCAGACCCAAATCAATCGGCGCAACGCCATTCATCCCGCCGCCCCGGTAGTTCTCCAGCTTGCGAGTCAGTTTTGGCAGGGTGATGGCGGACACGATCCCCATGTAATCCCGGCCATCGTTAAACAGGTTCATCAATTTCAGCTTACGTGGCAGTGCCATAAGTCAGGTTTCCTTAGCTGTTGACGGCAGCGGCAAAGTTCACCAAATATTTATCGGTGATACGCTGACGCAGGGTTAAATCTTCCAGTGGTGGCACTGGGGTGTAGTCGTAATCGATAAACAACTTGCCCGCTTTCAGGGTGTCTTTATCGTTGGCGCTGTCGTCATACCAGCAAGCGCCGTCAATAATCAGCCCGGCGGATTTCATTTCGCGGAATTTGGCGTTGATGCTGCCAATCATGTCTTTGACCAGCGTCGGGTGCATCGGGCGGTCTATCGCCCACAACTGCGCCTCGGCCATGGTGTCCGCCAAAATTTGTGCAGTGCGGGTGTAGTTCTCAAAAGCAAATAACGGGTCATCAGAGCAGGTGCGCGAACCCCAAAACTTGAAACCGTCTTTGCGTACAAGGGTGGTAACACAGGCTTGGTTTAGCAGGTCAGCGTCAGTGCCAACGGTCTGCAAATCCCAGTAGACGCTGGCAGAGATACCGGTCACGCCATTTACGCCGACATTAGACAGGGTTTTATGCCAGCCGGTATCAGTATCAATCTTGGCGCGCAAGCCCAGTGCGCGGGCAGTCGCATAAGCAATATCAGTGCTGTTGGCGGTGGTGTTCCAGCTCAAAAAATCCGGCCAAATCAACATCAGCTCACGCTGGCTGAAATTGTCACGGTACAAGATAGCCTCGGAAAGGGTTTTGCAACCGTAAGCGCTGATATAACCAAAGGCGCGCAACTGCTGACAGATGCCCGCCAGTGCCGTCGATACCGCCAGATTATCCAGCCCCGGCACACCGAGAATACGCGGGCGCACACCAGTGACTGATTGCGCATCTAACAACGCTTTCATGCCGGTGTAGCGGCCGTTCTCGTCAGCGCCGCCGATAATATTGGAGGTGGTTTCAGCCTCATCCTTGCCGGTAGCCACTCGCACCACAATGGTAACCGGGCGCGACTGTTCCGCAATCGCCAGCAATGACGCGGCCAGCGTGCCTTTTTTACCGGCTTTACCGGCAGCGGCGCGCACATCAGTAATCAGTACCGGGGTATTGAGGGGAAATGCGGCTGCGTCGGCATCCTCGGCGGTGCAGACCATGCCGACAATGGCGGTGGAAATAGTGGAAATGACGCGTGTTCCCTCGTTGATTTCGAGAACGCGGACGCCGTGATGGTAATCACCCATGGGGTAACTCTCCGTTGGTTAAGGGTGAGAGTATGGTGACGGCTTACCGCGCGGGGGGCATCTGATAGGGGATGTGTGGGGAATGGCACAACGAAAAGCCCCGCAATCGGGGGCCAAGATAAAATATTAAGCAGGCAGCGGCGGCCAAACTGGCACCCGGTAGCCCTGATTCACCGCCTCAACTAACAACCACTGCGGCAGTTCCGGTAACTCAATCAATGGCCAGTTTTCTACCGTCGGCCATGCGCGATAGGTGGCGCGGGTGGCGATTAACTCGTCGCGCTGCTGCGTCGTCAACGGAACATCATCAATGGAATAATCACTGACCATTAGCGGGTCGGTGGCCACAATAAACGCATCGCGGTAATGACGGGCAACGGTGGTCAGCAAATCATTATCTGGCACCCACTGCACACCATCCCATTGATTAAACTTTGGTGGTGCGCTGTCAGTGGTATTTGGCGGGTAATCCCCCAACTCAGTGACTTCTATAGCTTCACCGGTAAGCGTGCTGTAGCGAATATCCCCACGGTGATCGGAAATATATTGCCATTGACCATCGGTAAAAATAGCGGCCATATTTTTGTTAGTCTTTGGCTGAATATGCGTTGAGTGGGTTGGAGCAAGAAAAACGCCGGGTTCAAGGGGGGATTCTTGCACAGTATAGGCCGCATTAAATTCACCGGTGATTTCATCATAAATATAAGCAATCATTTTATTTCCCTTAATATTTTACGCATTTCATTACGCGCACCCCAGCGGCAAGGTTAGCGGTGCCACCGGTGGGGTTGGTGGTTTTTAATGCCCCGGCAATATTCATCCACACTGACCCGCTTGACGAGTTAGAGACAACGTTTGTTGTCATATTACCGATGGTATGAGTATGTGAAATCACTTCACCAACACTTGAAGAGCCGATATTTCCGCTGGCTTGGACAGCGGCATAATTAGGTGGAAACCACGGCATACCAAAGGTTGTCACACCATCCCCTGCGCCCCACGTTGTGCCGATTGCGGCAAACAAGCTGGCATAGCTTGTGCGGGATAAGTTGGTCTGCGCTGTGGGGCAGGTAAGAAAGCCACTGGGCACAGTGGTGCCTGAAAACTCCATAATTGTGCCAGCGGGTAAAGCTTTACTGATTAGCGCCAGACCATCAGTAAGCTGTAAATACTGATCGTGGGGGTTATCATCTCTTACGTGGTCACTCATCGCCGTTACTCCGGCATTTACTGCCTTTTTAACCGCTTTTAAGGTAGCGGCTAATTTCTCACTGTCGCTGTTAATATCGCTGCCCAGTTGGGTAAAGCCTTTGGCATTCAGCGTAGCGTCCGGGTGATTACGTGATTTCTCATGTTCAATGAGCAGGTTATCGGTATATTGCTTAACCTCAATCGCTTTATCATCAGTTTTTTTATCAACGTATTGACGCGTAGCCAGCACCACTGACGGGTCGATTTTCAGCGTGACAGCGGCAGTGCTGCTAACAATTAAAATCATCCGAATGGTTTGGGTGCGCCCGCTGCCCTCTTGCAGTTGCGGTTTATAGGTTTCGGCGCAGTTGGCAATGGCAATTAAATCACCGTCTTTATCCAGCAAACCAATTTCACGAATCCACCACCCGCCCTCAGCCTCCGGGATAACCTGCTCCGCAATAATCTGACTGGTATTAATCGGGTCAATGGTCAGCATGTTAAGGGCGGCGCGGCGCTGCTCATTCACCAGTTGGGTTTGTGCCGGGCTAGGGGTCGGCAGGGTTCCGCCGCCATCCCCGACCGCCATGTGGGTAATCTCTAAGCGGGTGCCGAGGGCGGTGGCGTTCGCCAGCTTGGCCGCGCCGATGTTGGTCAGTAAAGCAAAGAATTTCGCTGTCATGGGTTCACTCTCAGGTCATCAATAATATGGACGGCGGCGCTGGCGTAATCCTCGCCGATCACGGTTATGGTTTCAGGTAAATAGGGGTAAATAGTCAGCTCATCACCGCTGTAACTGGCGGCGGCCACATACAGCGGGCCGCTGCTGTCGAGATTGATAGACAGGCCGACTAAATGGCGGCTGCACGGCTTGGCGTCGTCTATCAGCCGCTCCAGCTCTTGATACATCTCTTCGGTAATGCCGGTTTCCAGCACCCCCACATCAAGGCGAAAGGTGCCGGGGGTTTCGTTGGTCTTCCACCACTCAATCACTTTAATGAGATAGCCCAGCGGCTCAACCACTCGTCGAATAGCGCCAATGGTGCCTTTATGTTTGTGGACGTACTGCGAGGAGTTCACCACCGCGCGCTTAGTGGCTTCCGGCCACTTCTCATCCCAGCGATCCACTGACCACGCCCACGCCAGATAGGGCAGTAATTCCAGCGGGCAGGTATCGGCGTTCCAGAGCTGGCGAATCGGAACCGGGGTATTTTCCAGCTCGGCACAGGCGCGCGCGGCGGCGACTTCCAGCACCGAGGAACCAACAGGCAATAAGCGGTCAGTCATCCGTGCCTCCGACAGTGATGGCGCTGCCGGTGCAATACGCGGCTTGGGTTTTATCCAGCACCACGTCGGCCAATGGGGCATTAATCACCGCCCGCTGTACCCCCTCAACATGCAACGCGGCATAGAGTGCCGACAGGCGAATGTCGCGACCAAGGCGACGCTGTGCAGTGACAAAGGCGGTCAGTTTCTTCTCGGCCGCAATGCGTACCGGTTCAGCCTCCGGCCCCGGATGCAGGTAGAGCACCGCGTCAATCTCATAATCTTCAATGCGGGCGGATTGCACCGTCACCCGGTCAGCCACTGGCCGCGTGTTCTCATCATTTAGCGCGGCCTCAACCACAGCCAGCAGTTCGGCTGAGGCTGCGCCGTTGCCCTCACGCGATAACACCGTGACCGTGACACAAGCGGGGGTCGGACTGATTGCCGAGGCATCGGCTACACGGCCGTCGGCACTTTTGGCATGATATTCATAAGCACCCGTTGGCCCGGCGACACTCAAGCCCTCAAAGGCTTGCGGGATACGCACCCGGAAATCACTATCAGACTCCATCACTGCTTCAATCGGTGGGATCGCCGTGGGGTTTGCCGGGGTGATCACCAGCCGCGCAACGTTGTTATTTGCGCCGAGCTGGTCTAAATCGCTGCCGACGGCATAGGCCACCATCACCGCGCGGGCCGCATCATTAACGCGCTGGCGTAATATCACTTCGCGGTAGGCGTTTTCCTGCAACAGCTTGACCAGCGGCTCCGACTCCAGCGAAAGGGTGCGGGCCACGGCGGCGCGTTGTTCTTCTGGATACAGAGAAATTAGCGTGGCTTTGCGTTCCGCCAACAGGGTTTCATAGTCCAGTTCTTCCACCACAAACGGCGGCGGTAACAGACTCAGGTCAATGGTTGCCATAGATTCAGCTCACAGGGATGGTTAAAGAGAGTGGGGCCGCGCTATCGCTGCGGGTGCCGGTGATATCAACCACCATTTTTCCGTCAAAAGTGGTATCAAAAGTGATGCCCGTCAGCTTGACCCTCGGTTCCCAGCGCAAAATAGCGCTGTAACTGGCGGCCATGATTTGCAGTCTCAAGGCCGGATTTTGTGGCTGGGCAATCAGCTCCGATAGCAGCGAACCATAGGCGCGACGCATCACCCGCGAACCAACAGGGGTGATAAGAATGTCTGCGATAGACTGGCTGATATGGTCAGCGTCAGTAATGGTTTGCCCGGCGTTGCGGCTCATGCCGAGATATTTGGCTGTTGTCATTTAATCCCTGAAATCTAATGGCTAACGCAATAGTTATCAGGTCAGTTTGCCGTCAATAGATATACATGGCATGTTATGATGGTTGTATGAAGGATGGCACAATAGAGAGGTGACTTTTTCGTATGATTTTCATATTTTCAGCAAACATTATATAAAGTGACGCTAAACGAATTATGCTCACTTTATCTAGAACAACCTAGAAAATACAATTCACCCCCACTCCTTTGATAAAGATAAAATGGCTAAAAAACATATAGTTATACCTTCTGTGCTTTTATGTGCTGCTGTGGTTCCATTGCTTGCTTATTTTTCCATCTTTAGTGATGGTTTTTCGAGAAATGCTCAGGACTGGGGGGCATTTGGATCTTATCTAAGTGGTATATATAGCTCTATTTTTGGATTATTAAGCGTCATTATCTTAGTGGTAACTTTGAGAGAAATGCGGGCAGCTAATAAGCAAGACAAGGAACAGTTTCAACTGCAATTTACTAGCGCGGAAGCTGATAAAAAGCTCAGTGATGTAATATCGTTGACTGAGATGCTCAACAAGCTAATTGATATAAACCCAACCATTACAGACAAAAAACAATTACCTCATGACTTCGCTGGACAGATGGGAAGAAAATGTAGGGAGTTTAAAGTTACAGAACAAGAGGAACTGTATGAAGCTGCTATTGATTTAATGAGGGAACAGAGGTCTAGGTTTAGTGCTGAAATTCATGTGCTAGCTCAGATAGTAAAAAAAATAAATTCAATCCAAGATGAAGAACAACTGGAAACAGCGAAAGCCATTGTCAAAGCTCTGATTTCTGACTCCTATAGATTTTGGTTTTACTGCTACGCTCAGGTTTGGAGTCAAGAGGCAAGATTTTACCTTAAAGAATGGCATGATTTCGATTCAATACCAGAAGAACTTGAGAGGTATTTACCTGAGCGAGCGGACGATCCGAACGATGAATGAATGTGTCTGACATGTATTAGCTCAGGCCTGATCTGACAGTCGCTGTCATTTAATCCCCTCCGTATAGTCCCCACCGCGCAAGACGCCGCCGTGGTCATGGTCATCAACCACCACACCATTGGATGAGAACTTGCCGCCGGAATGCTCAATATTGCCGCTCATCTTGCCGCCACTCTTCACGTTTAAGGTGGCGGTGGTCAGGTTGTTGGTGCATTCCACTTCGGGTGTGTCTAAAAGGATTTTGACCAAGGCGGCACAGGTGATAGTGGGGGCAGTGGCATTTATCGATTCACTGGCATTGATAACCGCCGTTTTGATGCCATCAGCCTGCAACTCGCCGCTGTCAGGTTCATAGTGCAACGTGGCACCGTCAGGAAAGGCGATATACAGGCCATCCGCCGAGGCAGACGGCGGCGGGAAGTCATCAGAGAAAATGCCGGGCAGCACAAAGGCGGTGTCAAGTTCGCCACCGAGTGACAATATCAATACTTGCTCACCCTCAGACGGTGCCCACCATGATCGTGATTGACCGGCGCGCAGCGTCAGCCAGTTTAACCAGCCAGTGGTATTGTCCCCCGTCGCCACACGGCACAGGGCTTGGTCGAGATCGACCTCGGCCACCGTACCAATACGGACAAGGTTGCGCAGTAGGCGCAGAATTTCAGTGATTTGGGTTTGAGTGTTCATGCAGAAAGGATGCCGCCCAACAGGTCAGGCGGCAATTTGTGCGGGTTTGTTCATTGATGGGACAACAGAAGTAATATATTAGAGCTGAAAATCAATTTACAATTTGTAATATTCATTAAAAATATTATAGTGTCATTCAGCTTTTATATTATTAACACTTCAACTGTTTTTCATAACAGTTCTTTGCATGGTGCCATGATGGATAATGATAAATTGTTGTTATTTTATGAAAGGTTGTATTTTCATGAGATGGATCTCAAAGAAAAACTTCATAGCAGAGTTCAAATAGTCTTCACTCTAGCATTAATAGTTGCAACAGGGATCACATACATCTTCAAAAATCTAAGTTATGCAATAATCCCTATTGCTGTGTTAATAGTATTCTTAAATACAGCCTCAAGCCTACTTCTATGTTACTCATTGCTTTTCCTAAAAAAAGCATTTTGGGATAATGTTTTTAAACAAGTTCCAACCCCTAATGAAATAACAGACTATTTATCTTCTTTAGTGAAACATAGAGATGTAATAGAAAAATACAATACCGAACACCCTGATTATGCTCACCCCATAATAAACCCAGAGCAGGCGATTAATGATTTTGTTCTGTCTGAACTAGAAAAATGCGCATCTCATAACATGTTAATAAATGAGCAAAGATCTAGGAATATACATAAAGCTGTTTCAATTATTTTTCAGTCATTGATTCCTTTAGCTCTGGCACTAATACTTTTTTTGGCTGTCGACTTAGATCTATCTTCACCACGAAAAGCGACTGAAAGCAGTAAAGAAGTAATAATTATTAATAACCCATATGAACTATAGAGGTGACTAATGGAAAAAGAGACAAAACCCTTACCCCCTAGTCCTCCAGTGCCGCCTAATACTAGGGATTTTGTAGAAACACCTTATATACCTAAAAAAATGTGAGATAAAAGATGAGTGAGAAAGATAAAAAGAGTCCGCCACCGCCACCGCCACCGCCACCGCCACCAATGACTCGTATAATAAAAGAGAATGGTAAACAACCGATAAACCCTAAAAGGAATGACGATAATGGATGAAAATAAACCTACTAACTCAGCACCACCACCGCCGCCGCCTAAAGCGCCGGAACCCCCTAGAACAAGGTTTGTCAACGATGATTTGAGCAAACGTAAATCATAGATCTTGCAATTATGGTGGTCATAATTTTTTTGACCGCCATTTTTATTTAGCCATATTTTGATATTTCTAAAAATAATAAATCTTCCACAATAGCAATATCTTGCTGACCGAAACCCAACAACGGCCGCTCATCATACTGCACATCTTTGCTGTGCACGTTCGGACGGTCACGCAGGCCAAAATGATGCACCCGCGCCATGCGTTCCACCCGCCCGGCAAATTCGACCACCGCCTCATCGGGGCTGCTGTTAGCTTTCATATAGCGCGCGGTGCGCAGCTTGGCGAACATTTCCCGCTTAATCCGGCCCTTGGGTTTACGCAGTGGTTGAGATTTACGCGCGGCATACGGGGTGCCGTCGGGCGCTTGCTGGCGTTTAATCCGTTGCTGTTGACTGGCCCGTAGGCGTTTGGCAATAGTGACCGCCAGCGCTTTACGCGCCTTGGGTGTGAGGCTGGTAATCAGCCCGGCCAATACATCATCAAAGGGTTTCAGCGCATTCATTTAATCCGCTCACCATGAAAATAAATTTCCGTTGGACGAGGAAGTGCGCCCGGCAATGCTGGCTCCAGCGCATGGTTAACATGCAGTGCACCGTCTACCTCTTTTACAATAGCCCGCTCAGTCAGTTGCAAGTCGATACGGATATCACTCAGCACATCGCTCATCACATCAACTTTATGAATAAAGCCGGTGCGGCGCTTTTCCTCCGTCGCCATGATGTCCGGTTGATGTTCCCGCAGCCATGCCAAAATCGGCACAAAGAGATAATCAACATCACTGGGAAAATCCTCAATAAACAGCGTCAGCGTATATTGATTTTCAAAAGAGAGCGACGGGGCCAACGTTGAAACAATGCGCCCGCCATCAACAAACATTTTTAGTTTATCCGGGTTAGTCTGGAACAGTGGCAGACTGTCAGTTAAGGCTTGTCGTAGCAGTTTGGGTTTTAACATGGTGTTGTTCCTGACACTGTTTCACGGCTTCCACTTGCAGCCCGCAGGCCACCAGTGCGGTTTCTAACTGGCGAATATCGGCACTTAAATCACCGTTAACCGCCGGGGTGCTGCCCGGCAGCGGGCAACTGCTCACCGTCGGACAGCCAACGTAAATAATCGTTGGGGTTGGCGAACGCGGGGCGCTGGTGCAGCCGGATAACGTCAGCAGGCAAAACAGCAGCAAACCAATCACGCAAGGCTTTATTTTCATTGAGTAACCTTTGAATTCTCTGTTCACGAGATAATGACAAGGTGCTGGCGTGGCTCAGTGATTGCCGCAATGCCCGCTCATTGTCTGCCTGTTGCCGGGCCTCATCTTTCAGACGGGTGATCGCGTTGTCCCGGCTCTCAATTCCGGCGGATAAGGTGCCAATAATCCGGTTGGCACTGTCGATATCGTGGCTCAGGCGGTTGGCATACCATCCCAGCGCAACCAGTAACGCGACTATCACCATCATGACTATGCGCATATCAGACCCCGCTCAGGCAGTGTGTTTGTTCGGTGGTGCGGCGACGCTCTAACCCTTTGATTTTCACGCCATTGACATACACCCAGCGCGGCAACTGATTGCAGGCGCTGCGCCAGTCACTCTTGTTGATATAAAAGGCCAGTGTCGAGCGACAGGCCGCGCCGGTGCCGACGTTAAAGGCGAACGACACCACCGCGTCATACACCGGTTGCGGCATAACAAGCGGCATACACACCGCTATTGCCCGCTCAACCCGCTGCACGTCAGCCACCAGATTGACCGCCACCTGTCGCTCACTGATAACGCTGCCCGGCTTAACCCCAGCGGTGTGACCGATGCCATTTGTCCAGACATTGGCGCTACACGGGTAGGCGTTGAGCTGGCAGCCCTCATAATCGGCGATCAGTTTTAGCCCGGAGGGCGATGTGTTGAGCGTCTGGTAATTTGGCAAGGTGGCGGCCAGCGCCAGAATCGCCCCGACCAGACAGCGCTTAACGATTGAGTTCATCGAACACCTCCCGCCTGATAGCCAACTCTTTCAGCAAGAAATAGCTCTTGCGCCGGTAGTACCAGTTGATAAGACAGGTGGCAGCAGCGGCCACCGCCGCCACATAAAACGCGATATCTTGCGGACTCAGTGCGCCAATAAACGCCAGTACCAGCGCCAAGACATAGGCCAGCGCAGAGCTAATTTTCTCCATTTTCAATCCCATAATTGAACGGTTTCACGTTGGGCCGCCGGGGCCATATCGGGCAACTGCACCGGATAGCCATGGGGCAGAATGGCCCCCAGTTCCGACAGCCCCGGATTCGCGTCATAGACTTGCTCAACCACCTCTTGTGTGCGGCCGTAATAGCGCCAGCACAGTGCGTCGAGCGTGTCGCCTTGCAACGCGTTGACCTGCATCAGATAAGGCCAATAATGCTGTGGGGCTTACCGGCAATGTTGCGAATGCTAATTCGCGCGTCACGCCACAACTCATCAACGGTACTTTCAATGGCCTCAGCACGTTTATCACCGCGCGCACTGGCGTCATAACTGCGATAACGCTCGGCCAGCAGTGCGGCAGTAATGGCACAGACTGCTCGCTGGTATTCGGCCAACAGGATGCTTTCGCCGTCCAGTTGCTCGGCCTGCACCTCGGCCAGTGTTTTAAAGCCAGCGGCCATCTGGTCACGGCGGTACTCGTACAGTTCAGCGTTAACCTCGGCAATAGCGCCTTTGATGGTGAAGCGGAGTCGCTCGGCGGTGACAGTTCCCTCAAGGCGCAACAGCTCGCGCAGCTTTATCGGGTCAACCGCAGGCCAGAAAAAGGTATTTTCAATCACCGGTTCGGCCGTTTTGTCAGGCCGTGGCGCGGGTATAACAACAGTGGTCATGGCAACCTCAATAGCAGAATGGGTGGGCGGTGGACGACGGCGTTAACAGGGTAAAATCGGTTGCGGCCATCGTGCCGCCCGGCTCGGGGAGCGTTCGGGTTAGCGGCTGGCGGCGTTCTTTAACTTCACGGCCAGTCGCTCAATGTCTTTTTTGACGCCACAACCGGTATGCAGTTGGAGTGCACGGTGAAGATGGGACAGGGCCAACTCGCCCCGACCACTGTCACGCAACACATAACCGGTGATTTTGTGCAGTTTGGCCCGCACTTGATCGGGCATGTCTTCATCTTCCATCAGCTCAATGGTTTGCAGCAGAGGCTCAATATCAATCGGCTTACCGGTGGCATAGGCGCGCCCGGCAGACTCGGCCACTTCCTCGGCAATCAGGTACGCGGTAGAACGGGTAAAGCGGTCTGTTGGCACTAACTGATAACGCAGGGCATAACGGGCGATATCCAGTGCACCGGGGATATCCCCGGCATCCAGACGCCAAATCATGATGGTCATGACAATGGCGTCCTGCGCGCCTTTCCCCTCACTTAACACACCCGACACCCACGGCATGTACTCCGGCAATAACTGCCGCTTCAGCTCGGCTTTGCGCTCTTGTGAACGCACCTGTTTCAGCTTGCGCTTATCTTCATTGAGCTTGAGCAACATCAGCTCGTAGCCGGTGGCGTGGCGCAGCGGGTTATCCCGCTGCTGTGAGGCAGCAATAGCCGACTGTTGGATAAAATGGCGGCGCGCAGGACTGGTCATGGCTTATTTGCCCTCGTCAGTAACAGCAGGGGCAGAAACAGCTTTCACCGCATCAACCAGTGCATCAGCAAGACGATCAAAGTCGGATTTGTCCGCTGCTTCGGTGTCTTCTTTTTTCGGCGGCGATAAAATCTCGATGTTCTCCACCAGACAGCCACAGGTGTAATCTTCCACGACATAATCCTGTTTAATGGATTCGTAGTTTTCGATACGGTCACGCTTGGCGTTCTCATCGATATGGCGGCGGTGCGAATCTTCCAGCCAGTAAATGGACAGGTTATCGAGGCGGGTGATAAAGAACGCGTTAGCCGGGAAGAACGGCACACGGACAGCCGGTAAATTGCCGATACGCTTCTGGCTGATAATCAGGTCAGCGGCGAGGGTTTCGCTGTTTTCCTGCTCTTTGTTGACGATAGGAAAATATTTATCCTGCATCAACTGACGGCCAGTGATAACCACCAGTTCAGGGTCTTCCTGATGCCATTCAGCAATCATGGTATTGGTGGCATCCATCACCAGAGCATCCAAGTTGGCATAATCGCCACCATGGCCGACACGGATTTTTTCCGATACTACCGTGCCATCTTCGCCAACGACTTTGCTCATCACGCGGATTGGCGCGTTGAGGCGGTATTTTTGCAACCAGCCCGGCGCGATATCCTGCAACAGTGGGTTTAGTGCGCGGTTGGATGTCTTGGCGCGGTGGGTGCCATTGAAGCCCGCCATAATGCGGTCAAGAGCCTGCCGCTTGATAATGGCGTCGCGTAAACGGGTCTGGAAGTCCTGATAACGCGCCCACAGGTCGAGGGTGTTATAGCGAATGTGGAAATCGTAGTTCACCTGTTCACAGAAATACTTCTCGCTGTCCAGCGAGGCAAACTCGGCAGTTTCGCGTTCGTCGCCGCCGTCAGTATCGGTGGTGCTGGCAACCGAACCATTGACACCAAGACCGACCTTTTCGGCGGTCAGCTCGGCGACGGGCACAATATTGATGCTGCTCAGAAATTCTGAGGACTCTTGCACGCGGGTCATGATGGTTTGCGTAACAGAGGGTTCAACGCTGAATTTTTTATTCAGGTCGCCAGTTTCTACTCCGTTCAGCTCGGCTTGACGGGTCAGATAGGCATTAAATTTAAAACGGGTTGCTGGGCGCATAATAATCCTGATTCAGTTAAATAAGGTGTTAATGAAAGAGCAAGCGGGCCGCACAACCGGCGGCCAGTGATCCCAGTTAGCAGTCGGTCAATACATCGTTCTGGTTGTTGCCGCCGGTGGATTCCGGGCGCTTGGCTTGGCTAAAGTTTTCAGTGATAGAAAGTTTGGTTTCGATGGCCGTAACCCCTTGTTTTCCCTTTTCGATGCTCTGTTTCAGCTCCGCCACTTGGTCATTCAGTTGTTTCTCTATGGCGGTAAAGCGGGTTTCAATGGTTTCTCCCTGCTCCTGCACATGCACTGCCACGGCATTCACCGCCTCATGCACGTCATTAAAACGGGCATCGTCGGTTGCTTGTTTGCGACTGAATACTGACTTCACCATGTTGAGTAAGGTGACACCCGGCTCGGCCACGTCTTCAAATTCCAGTTGCACTTCAACCGCCGCAGAGAAAAAGTTATCCGGGTGAGACTTACGGGCGGCCAGTGGGTTGTGTTTGGCTTTGGCGCTGAACTCCAGCATTTCAGTGCCGAGGCTGGCCGGGTCATCGGTCACCGCCAGCCCGACCAGATAGGCTTTACCGGTATTGGCAAAGTTCGGGCGAATTTCCATCGAGGTATAAATTTTCTGCAATGCTTTGTTCATCTGCACCAAATCATCGGTGGGGCTGATTTGGGCGAACAACGCACGCTTACCATTGAGAATGGAATCGTCTGCAATGTTTTCCGCTTTAAGTGCTGATACATCGCCATAGCGGCGGAAAGTGCTGTCCGGGGAGTAACTTTTCAGATGTTCCAGATTGATGCGGCAACCGTAGACGCGCGGGTCAAATGACTCGGCCATCTGGTTGATATCGTCGACGTCAATCACTCGCCCGTCGCAGGTATCCCCCTCAACGCCGATACGAAAATACTTAGAAACTTTCTTAGCCATAAGTGGCTCCATTCAGTGTGGTTATGGTTATTCGGTTCGGGGCTTAGTTTCCTGATGGATGGCGATGGCAACAACGAAAGCCAGTTGTGACGGGGCTGGCACAACAGCGAGGACGCGCAGAGGGTCGGGCTGGTCGCGTAGCCTAATGGCATGAATACGACACCGAGCACCATTATCAGCGACCCACGGCGACAGGCGGCTTTGCTTTACTGGCAGGGTTTTTCTGTGCGCCAAATCGCAGACCAGCTAGCCCTGAAATCGCCGACTGTGCAGAGCTGGAAAAAGCGCGACGGATGGGACGCCATTGCGCCCATTTCCCGCGTAGAAACCAGCATGGAAGCGCGGTTGATTCAGCTCATCATGAAAGACGCCAAAGAGGGGCGGGATTTTAAAGAGATTGACCTGTTAGGCCGCCAGATTGAACGGCTGGCGCGGGTGAACCGCTACAGCCAGACCGGCAGTGAGGCAGACTTAAATCCGAACGTAGCGAACCGCAACAAAGGGGAGCGCAAGACCCCGGATAAAAATCTGTTCAGTGAATCCGCAATTGAAAAGCTGGAATCTATCTTTCACGAAAATATCTTTGATTATCAACGTAATTGGTTTGAGGCCGGGCTAGCCCACCGCATCCGTAATATTCTGAAATCGCGCCAGATTGGCGCAACGTTTTTCTTTGCCCGCGAAGCGCTATTGGATGCCATCACCACCGGGCGCAATCAGATATTCCTGTCCGCCAGTAAGGCACAGGCGCATGTGTTCAAAAGCTACATTATCGACTTTGCCCGCATGGTTGACGTTGACCTGAAAGGCGACCCGATGGTGTTACCGAATGGCGCGCGCCTGTTCTTCCTCGGTACTAACGTGCGCACCGCACAGAGCTACACCGGCAATCTCTATCTTGACGAATACTTTTGGATACCCAAGTTTCAGGAGCTGCGCAAAGTCGCCAGCGGCATGTCATTACACAAAAAATGGCGTACCACCTATTTCTCCACGCCGTCGAGTCTGGCGCACAGCGCCTATCCGTTCTGGTCTGGTGAGCTGTTCAATAAAGGCCGCCGCAATAAATCCGACCATATCCAACTGGATCTCAGCCACAGCCATTTGGCCCGTGGCGCGCTGTGTGATGATGGTCAGTGGCGGCAGATTGTCACGGTAGAAGATGCACTGGCGGGCGGTTGTAACCTGTTTGACCTTAACCAGCTCTCACTGGAATACGGCCCGTCAGAATATCAAAACCTGCTGATGTGCGAATTTGTGGACGATCAAGCGTCGGTGTTCCCGTTCGCCGAGTTGCAGGCTTGCATGGTGGACAGTCTGGAAGAGTGGGAAGACTACAACCCCTATTCGTTGCGGCCGTTTGGTTATCGCCCGGTGTGGATTGGTTACGACCCGTCCGAGGCCAACGGCGGTGACAGTGCCGGGTGTGCGGTGATTGCGCCGCCAATGGTGCCGGGCGGCAAGTTCCGCGTGTTGGAGCGCCACCAGTGGAAAGGGATGGATTTTGAAGCACAGGCGAAACATATCGAAGAATTGACGCATAAATATTGTGTTGAATATATCGGTATCGATGCGACTACCGTCGGGCAAGGCGTTTTCCAGTTGGTGCGCCAGTTCTTCCCGGCGGCAAGGGAAATCAAATATACCCCTGAAATCAAAACCGCCATGGTGCTGAAAGCCAAGCACACCATTAATAACGGCCGTCTGGAATATGACACCGGCCACACCGACATCACCCAGTCATTTATGGCCATTCGCAAAACCATGACCGCCAGCGGCAAGAGTTCGACTTATGTTGCCAGCCGCAGCGAAGAAGCCAGCCACGCCGATGTGGCGTGGGCGATTATGCACGCCCTGTTAAATGAACCCCTTACCGCGACATATGGCGGTCACAGCCCTAATTTCTTGGAGTTTTACGGATGAAATCAATGACTTTTACTGCGGGTCAAGTTGACGGCCTGCGCGAACATTTCGAAAACTCGGCCTTTGACTATCAAAAGACGTGGTATCGCGTGGGGCAGACCGGCACAGACCGCAGCCTCACCAAATCGCGCCAGATTGGGGCCGACTGGCTTTTTGCTTTTGAAGCGTTACTGGATGCCATCACCAGCGGCCGCAATCAGCATTTTTTAACCTGCACCAGACCAAGCGCCCTGAATACCCGCGCTTACATTGCCGAGTTTTGCCGAGTAGTTGGGGTAAACATGCACCCATTCTCGCCGAGTAACATGCTGCTAGGTAATGGCGCGCTTATCGCCTTTCACGGTGAAAACAGTCACGCCGCCGCTCATGCCGGGAATGTGTATCTGGGTGAATATGCATGGGCTGAAAACCCGCGTTCAATACTGCAAATGGCTAAGGGGATGGCAATGCACAAAAATCATCGTTTAACACTCTATACCACACCCTCCCGCTCACATACCGCGTTCAAGATTTGGAATGGCTCACTGCGCCGCCCACGAAAAGCCGCACCGGTGATACACACGGATAACGGCGTTTTTTGTGCTGATGGCGTATTCCGTCAATCAGTTACAGCCGATGATGCCATTCAGCAAGGCGGCACGTTATGGGAAAAAAATTGGGATAAGGATTGGCTGGAAAAACACATGACAGCGGATGATTTCAAGCTCTTATATTTGGGCGACTGGTCACAAGCGGCAAACAATGCAGGGGAAGTGAAATGAGTAAGCGCAAAGGTCGCAAGGCATTGAGTCGCCCGGTAACCAATCACACCGCAAGCCAACAGCAACCGGTTGAGGCGTTCACCTTTGGCGAACCCTCCGCCGTGCTCGACAAGCGGGAAATACTGGATTACATCGAATGCACCGGCAACGGAAAATGGTATGACCCGCCGATTAGTTTTGACGGACTGGCGCGCAGCTTCCGGGCGGCGGTGCATCACAGCTCACCGCTGTATGTGAAGCGCAATATTCTGGCGAGTACCTTTATTCCACATTCGATGCTCAGTCAGCAGGCGTTTAGCCGCTATGCACTGGATTATCTGGTGTTTGGCAATGCGTTTTTAGAGGTTCGCCGCAATCAACTGGGCGCACCACTGCGCCTCGACCCCAGCCCGGCCAAGTACACCCGCCGGGGACTGGAAAAAGATTGCTATTGGTTTGTGCAGAACTGGAAAAATGAACACCTGTTTGAAGCTGGTAGCATTTTCCACCTGATAGAACCCGATATCAATCAGGAACTTTATGGCCTGCCGGAATATCTTAGCGGCTTAAACTCTGCCTGGCTCAACGAAGCGGCCACGCTGTTTCGCCGTAAGTATTACCAGAACGGTGCTCACGCGGGATACATCCTGTATATGACTGATGCGGCGCAAAGTAGCAGCGATATTGAGGCGATGCGTAAAGCCATGCGTGACACCAAAGGGTTAGGCAACTTCCGCAACCTGTTTATGTACGCGCCCAACGGAAAAAAAGACGGCATCCAGATTTTACCGTTGAGCGAAGTCGCCACCAAAGATGACTTTTTTAATATCAAGAACGCCACCCGCGACGACCTGCTCAGTGTGCACCGGGTGCCACCGCAGATGATGGGGATTATTCCCAACAATACCGGCGGTTTCGGTGACGTGGCGAAAGCCTCACAAGTCTTTGTCCGTAACGAGTTAACGCCGTTGCAAGAACGATTGAAAGAGGTGAATGACTGGATAGGGGAAGAGGTGATCCGGTTCAAGCCTTATGAACTGATAAGCGAGGATTAATATGGGACGTAAAGCACCAACACTACCACCATACAAACCCGGCGACACAGTGAAGAGGCCCGCGCCAACGCCGCAGCCACCGCAAAAATACAAAACGAAAAAAGGAATAATTATGGAAACTCAAACTAACCAAAAAATCACAGCGCAACTGGCTGTTGATATTCTTAATCAAGCGTTGTCACTTGACCCGGATTGTATTACTGCGCTGGTATCGCATCGAATAGAGTGTAACGCAACGTTAGCCCATGACTCTGAGGTGATGTGTGGTATGTCTAAAGACAAATACATGACTGGCGCGCTTGGCGTTATCAACTCACTGGTTACAGACGGCTTTGTCGCTGCACTGTATACAGATGAAAAAAAGCTGGCAGCGTTTCAAGTTTGCAAATAGTTAATTGATATTTTTGAATATCATAGCCGCCGAACCGGGCGGCTTTTTCATGCCCGAAAAGTAGCAATTCCAACACCTCGCGCCATACGCCACCAGACGCCCGCCACGCCCTCGCACTCCATGAACATGCATTGATTCCCAACCCAACCGAACGCAGCACCACGGCCCGCCCAAGATCGATAAATAAGGGTATCAAAACCCTTTGCGCGCAATGCTATCCCCGCCACGCCTGCGCGCTTTGTAGGTCGCTTTTCATGCACTTGCATGATCCATTGAGATCCGCGTCGGGACTGGGGCTAGCTGGGAAAATGGAGGGCGGGATCAACATGCGGAATCATGCACTATATGCATGCATGGCCCACATTCAGCGAACAGGCCACACACGCAACATATTATGGGGGATTTATCAGTGCGATTTTTTAACGTCAGCGTTATAGAAAATCTCATCATAATTTTGGTTCGCGACTATCTGGCTGGTCAGGTCTGATATCAACGACATGGCGACAAGAAACTCACTATTACTGCACTGTGCAACTTGCGAAACTTCAGCAATAAATTTAATTCTTGATAGTGTTAGTTCTTTTTTATCAACGGGTTCCATGCAGGTTCCTTATTATACTGTATTTATGTACAGTATCGATTAAAATATTATGTTGGTCAATACTGTATGCAGTTATTTAGCCTAATCAGATTATTGTGACGCGATATATTCAGTAAAAATAATCCTATGTGACGCGTCACAATGGTTTAACTGCACTAATTAATAAGCTGTTGATACCTTTGGTTTGCCAGCACGCAGCTTCACCCCGCAAACAGCATCCATTAGGATCGCCCGGCAAGGTATCGCCACATTTGCCGCAACGTTGTTTACCCATTTCGGCCAGTTGCTCTTTTAGTCGCAGGTTATCTTGTCGAATCAGCAGCGCGATATATTCCGGTAAATCATAGGCTGGCCGGAACAGACGCCGGGCGACCATGCCCTCGTTCAGCATGGCGAACTCTTCTGGCTCCAGTCGGGCGCGAACCTCATTGATACCGGCAGATTTATCACGCTGGCGCTGTGCCTGTTTGCGGGTTGTTGCAGCGGTTTTAGTCATGGTTTTCATCTCAGGTAGATTAATCATCGAATTCCGGCCAGTCGGACAGTGCCGGGTAATGGATAACGGCATCACCAACAGCCATTTTTGCCCCACGCGCTAACGATTCCAGTTCCCAACGTTGGGCGTTGATATCTTTCAACAGTAAATCGTTGCGGATTTGGGGGATGCGCTGGCGTTCTTCGCGGGTTAAACGGGCGGATGGCGCAATAAGTCGGCCCTTGGTGGGGTCATAACTGCGTTGCATCTTGCTTATTGTTGGCTGTTTCTCTTTAACGCGGGCCACAATCGCCCTCACGGCGGCAGTGTCCGACCAGTCAATAACGGCATCCGGTGGGTATTCCATCGCCATCACAGGCGTTTTAGCCTGCCTGCTGGGGTCATTTGGCCCTTGGGTGTTTCCACCTAACCCACAGTTATTGACAGGACTCCGAGGCGCGCCAGAGGCGCTTTTCAACGTCAAAGGCTCAACGTCAACGGCACCCGAAACGATGCGCCATTGGGTTGTCCGGGTTTCATGAACATGGTCAGCGCCCAAATGCGGCGCATAGATACCGACGACTTTCTGCACTTCCTCATCGTAAGCGTTCAGCTCATCGGCGATACGCTTGGCTACACGCACAGTCTGATTGCCGCAATTGGTGCCACCCTGCGCAGCGATGTAGGCAGCAAAATCACCCTCATCAGCAGCATGGCGCACAGCTTCCACCGTTTCGTCAAACGACTCGGCCAGACTGATAAAACGGATGCGGCGACACTCGCGATAGGCTCCCATGGAGGGAATGCCCATTGGGCGAAACTGAGGGATGCGCCACGTTGCCGCCCATGCTGTAACCGCCGCAGCGGAATCGGTTAGCAGCTCACCGGTTTCATGGTCGCGTTCCCCCTCAAGCGCATAGCCGTCGATATTCTTGGCAATGTATTTAGCGATGTAACCAGCGGCCCCGCCTTTGTTCAGGTGCTTGCATTCAAAGCGGTATTTAGCGGCCCCGCGCTCGTCACTGTCTTCTTTCAACGCATAGCGGCGCATGATGTCGATAATCTGTTGGCGCTGGCGACGCTCGCAAAACAGCATCATGTGCCAGTGCGGGGTGCCGTCGTGGTGCGGCTCAACCACCCGCATCCCGTAGACGCTTAATTCGTTGTCTTTAAAGGCGGTGCGCATTTTGCTCCAAATGTTGCAAAGGTAGCGCTGGCCGTCTTTGGGGGAATAGGCTTCATCGTCCCACTTATGGTTAAGCTGGACTTTCTCGTTATCACCTTTACCGATAACGCGGGTTGGGTGATATTTTGACGGGGTGGTGACGGTCAGGAACATGCCGACGTGCTTCTGTGAAGCTGCATATTTTTCGATACCGGCGATGGTGCTCATTAACTCCATACGGCGAATTTCTGGATTGGAAATACTCGCCATCACCTTATCAATCAGATCGATGCGCTCACCGGTTTCAATATTTTCTAACTGGCAGCTTTTGAGATATTCCAAATTAGACTGGCGACGGGCGAACACTTCTCGAATTGCCTGCTTACTGGCATAAGAAGATGCTGACTTATCACGGCTGACATTACCGACAGCAATCAATAACGCTTCCCGCCAGCGGGTGCGCTGTGCTTTGAGTTTGCGTTCCCACCATTCGGGATTAACCAGCCGTGACAGACTGGCGATAGCAGACGTGATATCTAACCGGCCTTTCAGGTATTTGCGCCAGTGCATCGGGGTGATATTAAAAGCGCGCGCCATTCTGGCAAGATCGCCGTATATGCGTACCTGTGTATCGACCTGTAATAAAACGGCTCTGTCACCCTGATTAGCCTTAATGCATTCATCACAATGATGGTTGTACGCCACCATTAGCTCATCACCGATTTTGCGGGCAAAGCGGCGCAGCTCTTTATCATGCATACCCGCTAGGCTGGCATAGGTTGGGGCATCAATGGAAAAACTCATTGATGCACTGAGGCGCATAACATTTTTGCTATTGACCACCTGAATACGCGGCCAGATACGCTGGTCAAAGACAAACACCAGCCATTTATTAGCGTCGTTTAGCCCTTTATTGGCTAACAGGTATTGATAGCGAGAAATAAACTGGCTACGCAGGAAGTGAGGCAGATTATGGATATTGGCTAAAACGGCTTGCCCCTGAATCAGTTGTTCACGGGTAAGCGGTCTTTGAATGCCGGGCAAGGTTTGGCGCGGTTTGCTGCCGGGGTAGGTATAGGCAGGAACAGAAGCGCCGCTGCCCGGATAGGGTAACGGCGGAGTTGGGGTAATGCGGCCATGTAGGTTATGACTCATTCACAGACACCTGCATAAACGCTACTACAGACTGCATGGTCATTTGTCGAAGCTAATAAATCGAATTGACTACCACCGCGAGTGGTTAAGGCCCAGTCTCGATAAGTCTCGATACCGTGCGACTCAACAGTAATACATTCAATCCGGCGCTCAGATTTGCGTGGGTCTTGAGTGGCTGGGAAAAATGTAGAATTACCATGGCGCGAACATGAGGCAACTAATTTTTCCCAACGGGATACACGAGCGATTTCCTCCGGCCAACGGCTGAATATCTCCGCTAACTCGGATTTTCTAGCATGAATGCACGGCATACAGCCAACACGGCTACAACCCTGCTGATATAAGGGATTGGGTTTTATTCCATGACGTTTAGCAAGGGCAAACACATCCTCGTGCGTCCAGCTAAGGATAGGGCGATAGACATTTAAGCCCGGCGTACTATCCGCATCTGTTTCCCAATCAGGCAACAAGGCGCGCGCAGGTGACTCCTGTGCCCGCACTCCCTGCCAACTGATTACCTCGTCATACTCAGCCAGCAAAGGCATGACAATCTGATCACGAATGGGTGCATGTTTTAGTTCGAACGTACAAAAACGGGCTTTGGTGGATGGAAAACGGCCTTTCCACATACAGAGATCTAGAAAGGGGATTCCTGTAGGGTGTAAAATCTCAAGAGCTTCGGCGACCCGTTCCGCTGCTTGGTCGGGTGTCATACCGCATTCAGTGACTAAGGTGAGCGGCCACACTCGCGCAATAAAATCACGCTTACCGTTAATTTGCCGGGAAAAGTCCGCTTTGACACGGACAATAGCCCCTAGTTGATTTTCCAGATAATCCAGATACTCCATTGTTTGTGGGTGCTCATGGCCGGTATCTGCAAGCACCCCAATATGATTTACACCAGCCTCACGAGCTAAAAGCCATTGTGCCAATGAATCTTTACCGCCAGAGATGCTGACGATATTGATTGCATCAGATGCCAAGCAGCGGCCATCAATCATAAGTTAGCCCTTATTCACTGATGAGAATGCAGCTTGGCATAACTTACCAATACGGCCTATTTCATTACCCAATGACGCAAAGCTATTAATCTGCGCTTCACCTATATTGCGCTTTATTAATCCCTCAACCAGTTGTGCAATAGTTGGATAATAAGCAATTGGCTCTAAACGTTCCTGACCCTCACTTTTACCTTTTTGGCTTACTTTTACTTCATTAAGAATAAATTGAAGACTGTCAGAAGTAACAACGTGTTTTTCACCGATTTTAATATTCATTTAATTATCCGTTAGTGTTGTTCATGAGACTGATTAATCATTCTTTCTGCAACTTGATAGAGAAGCTCCGCCGCTTCTTTACAGTTCATTTCACGATTAAGGATTTTTGCTGCCATGGTTTCCATATAGTTTGAAACGATAACGGCCTGATTTCTTCTTTCATCCATGCGCGCCTCATTGAGCATTAGTTCCATTGATTCAACAGACATCTGCGTGATTGAGCATTCACTGCCCTGCTTGGCGGGGTCTACGCCCACCCATATATTTTGTGTTGTATTCTGCATAGATAATTCCTGTTTTTAGGCAATAAGAAACCCGGCGAGTAAAACGCCATATATTGTGGTTGCGGTTAATTAATAATATTCAGAGTGCAATCATCATTACTGACAAACGACGGTAGCGAACGAGTAAACTCAATTAAGTAATTCAGCGTTTCAACAACAGATTCTCTTTCTGCTGGCGTTAATTCTGAAAACTGCATATTCACATGACGACTTTTTAACCCAGCATGAAAACAAATTGTTTTACGCAAATGTGCAGGCGATTTATCAAAAGCCTCTTGAGCAACATTTTTTCTATGGCGTAAATACTTTTCTTTAAATTCAGTAATTCGGGCAATACCCGTCATTCTCAATTTTTCAGCTTCCGTTAATTGCAGCATATAACCCCCAATCAACGCCCAAACAGACGACGTAATATTGGCGTCTTCTTTGCAGAGGACAATTCTTGTAAAAGCGCCTTTTGATTACTTCCCGGCTTCCAGCGCTGGCCGTTCTTCAACTCCAGCACACCATTACCGAAATGGCGCAGGTTTACCGGGCTTTGCTGTTTTAACAATGGAGCAATAGAAATAATCATAAAAACACCTCAACTCAAACCAGCGACAGCACTTAAGCCGCTAATAACATCAACGGTTGAAGCAAGCGCAGGGGTTGATTGAATGCGCGCTTGCACTGTCAGGCCAATCAGAGACAGATGGCGAATCGCAGTATTGACACTATCCAGCAGAGCAGATTTGCTGAATGCTGTTTTGTGATTACCTTGCACCGCAGCGGCAGCAATAGAACCCACGGCGGCAGTAGCATGTAGCGCATAAGTCGGGATATTGCCGGTGCAGGCTTCATTGACTGGCACAGATGGCATGCAATTGATTTGTGACAGCAGACCGTCTAATAACGTTGGGTCTTCGGTCTGGTCGGTGATACGTAACAGCTCGTCAACGGTCAAACGGTGTGGCTGATCGGGGTTCAATTTATTCCGTAGAACCTGCGCTGCAATCCCTGCGTTTGCTGCCAACTCGACTAAGTTGTGTTTTAACGCAAACTGGCGGCAGGCGTTATCAAAGTGCGGATGTTTGGACACTGAAAAATCAAACATGGCTTACTTCCTCACATATGCCGACAATTAGTTGGCAAATTTGAATGCCGAACATTACTGGTTTGCCGCTTCTTTAGTGAGAGCGATCATATTTACGAGAACCTTTTCCATTTTGCGAACTTTCTGGCGGATAGGTAGACGACCATCTTTCACCATGCCACGGCAGGTTTCATAAGGGATCCCGCTCAATTTTGAGAACTCGGGCAGGGATAAATAAGGAGAGGTTACTGTGATTGCAAGGTTTTGCATCATGGTGCATCCTGTAATGTGTGGTTAATGCGGGTTAATTTGTGTCTACGTACAACAATGAGGAATTTAATCCTCAAATGCGTACGAGTCAATATTATTTCGGCGGGAATATTGAATGATTTTTAGTGGCGGACAGGCTGTTGTTGATAGGTTATTGAAAGCCTACGGTTTTTCAACGCAACGTGAGCTTGTAGGAAAAATAGGTGTTGGTCATGGAACAGTAAGCACGTGGATTAAACGTGGGTATTTTCCCGGCAAAGAAATTGTTCAGTGCGCTCTTGAAACGGGTGCATCTTTACAATGGTTAGCAACTGGGGAGGGTGAACCGTGGGAAGCCGACAAAGCTACTAATGAAAAAGAACATGCTAAATTAATTCAGCACAGAAAGTTGGTTGATGGATTGTTAATCGATGCCAGCCCCGTATTACTTGATCCTGAATTACTTCCAGTACAGATAGATGAACCTGAGTTGATTTCTTCACCTAATGCCAAGAGTTCATTTCTGGTTGAGCATCAATTCAAGAAAATTACTGATGGCCTTTGGTTGATTGAAAAAGCGGGAGTTGCATCTATCAGTGATATTACCCGTTTACCGGGTGATGTATGGCGTATCAATGATGTAAATTGGCCGGTTAGTGAGGTCAGTATCTTGGCTAAAGTTGTTGGGGAAATTACAGGCTATTAATAGCCTGTACTAAAAAGTAATCGGCGCACTAATGGAATAATAATCTAATGAAATTATTAGCTAGTGCAGTAATTGGTATTCTTCTTTTATCTTTACCTACGATCACTATGGCAAAAAACTATCCCTGCTCCGGAAAAAAGGGTGGGGTATCCCATTGTGAAAATGAGAAATTTGTCTGTAATGATGGCTCTATTAGTAAATCAAAGAAAACCTGTACGCGTTAGTTTTTAATCAGATGTTTGTCGCGCTACATATCAAACATTGACTACTGTTTTTATATACAGTAAATAAGCCCAAGGGATTATTCTTGAGGACTTATTTATGGCAGTACGGAAGTTACCCAACGGGAAGTGGGTCTGTGATTTTTACTCAGATGGCCGTGACAGTAAGCGGGTTAGGAAAACCTTTGTTACTCGCGGCGAGGCGTTGCGCTTTGAACGAGAACAATTAGCGCAACGTGGTGATCTGGATATTGACTACACACTGGCAGAGACTGCCGCGCAGAGGTTAAAGACATTGGTCAGTCAGTGGTATGAACTCCACGGGCGCTCTTTGAGTGACGGCAAAGCAAGATTAGATAAACTCAATATCCTGTGTGATAACTTGGGCGATCCTGCTGTTGCTGATTTTGACCGGGAAGTGTTCGCCAATTATCGCAAGCAGCGTTTAGCCGGTGAATTTAGCCGTAAGCCAAAACACGGAATCGTTAAACCGCCAAAAGAGGCAACGGTCAATCGCGAACATGCTTATCTGCGAGCTGTCTTTAATGAGTTGAAAAGGCTAGGGCATTGGAATCATGCTAATCCGTTGGATGGTGTCAGGTTATTTCGTGAAAGCGAAAACGAGTTAACTTTTCTTTATGAAGACGATATTAAGCGTCTGCTGCATGAGTGTGACAGTTCCAGCAACAAAGATCTCGGTATCATCGTTCGTATCTGTCTGGCTACCGGTGCGCGCTGGAGTGAAGCGGAGCAACTAAGACAAGCTCAGGTGATGCCAAATAAAATTACTTATATCAATACCAAGAGTAAAAAGAACCGTACAGTCCCTATTTCTGCGGAACTGCATAAACTAATTCCAAAGATGAAAGGGCGCTTATTCGCTAATGCCTATGATGCATTTGGTCAAGCTATCGACCGGGCTAAACTGGTGCTACCTACCGGCCAGTTAACCCACGTTCTACGCCATACTTTCGCCAGTCATTTTATGATGAACGGCGGCAACATATTAGTACTGCAACAAATCCTCGGGCACTCCACTATCCAGATGACCATGCGTTATAGTCACTTTGCACCGGATCATTTAGAAGCGGCAGTGAGTTTGAATCCATATGACCGCATTTCGAAAACTTAATAATGTGATAATGTAATGAATAATAAGAAGGTTAGAGTTTTTTGTAATAAGCATCCAAAAACGAATTATTATATTGTTGGAATATCAAGCTCTCAGGGGTAATGATGGCTGTTAAAATTTGATAGTAAGCCAAGAGCAAGTAACCGACGTTAACATTTTGATTTATAGTAGGTTACATAATTTTAAAATTTCCGTACACATCTTCAAAACTTAATCTGTGCATATACGAAATTTCTGATACTGTAAACCTTGTTAATGTTGGATTACCATCAATAGCATAAATTGACTTACAAAATGCAGCGTATGTTGTATGATTAAAAATCAAACTGGGGGGTATCCTTTGATAGAATTAATTAAAAAATTTGCTGTTTCATCTTCTCCTAATAACTTAGAAAATTTAGTTACTGGAATTTTAGTTTTTGCTATTAGTAGTATTGTCGTATTTCTAATCAAAGACATATTCAAAAAACCACCATCATTATCTGGTGTTTTTTATCTAAAGATAACGACTGAAAATTCAGCAATGAAAACCTATGAAGGATTATCTTCATTCTTTGTTCTCACATTAATTAATGAATCAGCAACAAAAGCGATAGGGAAAATTGAAAAAATATATGACATAGAAAAAAATGGGCATCGTAGGGAATATATAGGTAAAAACAGGAATACAGGGGACGTACTATTAACAATAGAAAGATATTATTTAAGACCAAACAAAATGAATATACATATATCTTTAAAAGGTGATGATAATGGTGCTCAAAGACCTTCATCATTAGTTGTCTCCTTAAATCGAGCTAAGTTAAAAACTATGGGGGTTTTTACAACAACTGCAGCCGATGCTCGTGGACTTGCTGACTTTCAAAGTGAAGAATTTTAAGATAAAAGTGAGACTATTTTTAATAATACTTACCATTCCTCATTTCATCGCTTGCATGATTTTATGTAATAATAAAAAAATAGTCAGAGATTTGAATACCTGTGTTGATTTTATTAATAAAGAAAGAAAATCATTATTAATGATAGATGACTACTATTATGATATTTTAGTAATAGCTGAAGATCACCGAAACCCCTTACACTATGGGGTGGATCCAATAGCTATCATCAGGTGTATTTATCTAAAATTAACGAAAAAAATCATTCAAGGAGGAAGTACAATAGAGCAACAGCTAGTTAGAACACTTACAGGTAGATATGAGAGAACTCTTCGGCGAAAAATCAGAGAACAAGTTATTGCTATTTTATTAAAAAACAAAATTAAAAGCAAAAATGAAATAGGGAAAGCCTATCTACTTTGTGCATATTTTGGCTATAATAAAATTGGTTTTTTTAATTTGTCAGAGATCGAAAAAAAAGATGCAATCGAACTGATAGCTAGATTAAAATATCCCACCAAAAAAAATGAAAAGCCTTGCGAGAATGAAAAAATAACGAGAAGAAAAAGGCACATTAATGGAATTCTGAAAAATAAAATAATATTTATCAATAATGGTTCCTGCTGAATTATTTCAATTCTCTCTTGCTCGTTAACAGCGAAAATAAATAGAATAAATAATCTGTTTTTCATCCAAAAAATAGGAATGACATTCATTTAAAGAATCCATTTACCGACTAATAGATAGAGATTGCCTTGTGAAATATTAAAGTCGGTGTCTATATGAAAGTTTGTATTATTTAAATATTTGCTTCTGGTATTGAGTCGATTGCCAGATCTGATCACATCCAGAATAGCAAGGACGTCAGATTAAGTATGAGTTTGTAAGTGCACATGATTCTTTCTGAGCATTAAACTTAGCTTAAACTACTGTGACTACCACCCCCACAACAACCCAAACTAACCCGCCATCGTGTTTGGTAACTTACTGATTTTACGTAATTGATTGATTTGCAAATTATTCTAAGAGTTTTTAAAATCCCTCGGCTTATGGCTGTGCGGGTTCAAGTCCCGCCCCGGGCACCATGGAAAATATTCTAAGTAAAACAAAGTAGTATGAGTATGTCGTTAACCGCCGAGAGGCGGTTTTTTTGTGCCTGAAATCACCTTTCACCATTGTGTCGCCATATCACTTCGCCATATCTTGCCCGCCAACGATTGGAACAATATTAATTTTTCTATCATATTTTGCAGTCTGTGATGCATTTTTGTGTCCTGAAATTGCCTGCTTATCATATAGCGAACCAGTTTGATCTGAGATGCCTTTTGCTTTCAGATCGTGGAACGTAAAATTAAATTCCAGTTCGGGATACTTCACAGTTGCTGCCTTTTTTGCTTTCATCCAGTGGCATTAAAACTATCACGGGTGAAACGTGACCCTGATTGTTGGTGTAACAAGTAGATGCTCATAACGCCGCTGTTTAGGGGAAGAGTGCTTGCCAGTCGTATAACCTCATGCAACCGAGGTGTCCAAGCTTTAATTTGGGCAACGCCAGTTTTACTTTGCTGTATAAGTATGCCGCTCTCCAGTATCTGTCCTATCTTCATATCTAGAATATCCGCTTGCCTGGTGCAGCATAAATATGCCAACTCCATCGCCACCTTAACGACCGCAGGAGCAACATCATAAAGTGCGATGTATTCGTCATCTGTTATATAGCGAGTTCTGGCTTTTTCTTTAAATTGCTTCACCCCCTGGCAAGGATTTAATTTTACCTTTCCGTGCTCATATCCCCAGCGAAACACTCTCGACATAAAGGACTTCTCCCTGTTTGCCTGAACTCTGCTTTTTGCTCCGCGTTTATCCATATATTTTCGAATATGCTCTGGCTTTATGTTGTCTGGAGACATTTTTCCAAACACAGCTATTATCTTTGATGAGTATTTTCGATAATCCTTTTGAGTATCGAAAGCCAGTTCGCAGAAATCACCTGACAATAGAAACTCATTAATCAAACCAGCAAATGTCGAATCCTCTTTTTGACTGATCATTAATTTCTCAAAGGCAATCCATACATCAGCCTGACTGCATTCAAAACTACATAGTCGGATTGTTCTCCCGTCTATTGCCCTGAACTCATATGCAGACTTGCCTTTACGAACCCGTGGAGGCATCCAGTTATCTGTAGGATTCTTGCGTGGACGTGACATTAAATAGCCCCATAATTAGGTTGGTCTTCAGGCATGCTATGAGTGCTATTGCGTGAAGAAAGAGGGTACTCAACATGCGCCCATGTGGTGCTAGGTCTACCATCTTTACGCTCGATGAAAAAAATGCCATTTTCACGTAAGCATTCACACTGCTTCTTGGGTTGAACAAAACCAGTGATCTCTTTCAATTCAGTGTGAGTCAGTAGTTTGGTCATTGGTCTTTCCTCAATAGGAAAGGGCGCGACAATGCTACGCCCTTATTATGGTTGCTTGGTCTTGGGTGGCAAGGGGCTATATTTGTTAAGTGGCTATAATTACGTCATGACAATGTGAGGGTAGGGGCTAACAGCGACGCAGAAACAAGTGAAAGCACTGAATGCCCAGATTGAAATGATGCGGCGCGACCGAATACTCACGGCGGATCAGAAAAGAGAAAAGATAGACCGGCTGATGGCAACCAGAAACAAACTGGTACAGCAGGCGATGGAGCGGGTGAATCCGTATTTTAATAAGTAATAGCTTGTACTGACTCATACTTAATCTGACACTTTTCTGTTCTGGATGTAATTAGAGATCCGACAGTCGGCCCTGTGCCAGGAACGGACATCTTTGGCTTGTTAGGTCAGACATCTAAAAGCTCGCGGTTCGTCTGGATGGGATAATTATACTCAATCAAGGGGGTTTGCTCATAGCAGACCCTGAGTCCCAAGATCCTGTCCATTTTGTGCAAGGAGCAGAGATATAGTCCTGACTTACATAGTTCTGGAAGGTCCAGACAAAGACTGCTTATACAGTCTTTTATTTTACGGAATTTAGCTCCTTTTAGGAGGGGGTTATATACAAAGAAAAACCCAGCAGGAAAATATTTATTGACTTTGATTTCTTGTTATTTTATAGAGAAATAAAAGCCGATAAATTTCTACAAGGAAAGTGATTCATGTTGCCGCAGGATAGTCTTAAGCAGGAAGTTGTTGAATCTGTTAAAAAGTCACTAACCTTTGATATATTGTATCAAAGAATAAGGCCAGATATATCCAAGTTTATCGCTGTCACCTCAAAGTTGCCCTTAAGAAGCCTAGATGACTGGGAGCGTTTAATTAGAGAAGAGATTTTCTATTCACTTCAAAAATACAGTCAGAAACAAAGTGGCAATGAGATTCCCCAGGTCGGTTCACTCAAATGGATGGACTTATGTAACGCCGATGGTTTCAGGCGGGAGAGAGCATTAAGGACATTATCAGGTGGGGCACCGAATAGTTTTTTATTAGCTTTAGTTGTAAGAAAACTAAATGACTGGGTTCCCCAAGTAAGAGCTGCAGCTTGTGATGCACTGCCATTAATCGCTGAAAAATCTGACCCTGAATTTATTGTTGATGTCTTGTTTATAACACTGCCTTACTGGGATTCTTGGGGAAGAATGGGGAGTGTAGAGAAAGAAGCGTTGATGAAAGTTATTTTAATGGAGAAAGTAACTGAGTCATTGAAAAAGCGCCTTCTAAAATCATCTTCAGGGCCTGTTTCTACAATATTTGTACAAGCTGGGCGAACAACCGCTTTAGACAACTTCATCGCTGAGATTGCAGAAACATCCATTCAACCCTCCCTACGAGCAAAAGCGTATCGTTGTCAGTTTGAAAGTAAATTTGTTTGGGCTGAGGGAATGACATGGCAGTGGGTTGACAAAGTAAACGGTATACGGCGACGCATTCCTGTTCTTAAAGAACGAATAATTTCTTCTACAACTCCCTTTATTGAGAATTTGAGGATGGCAACAACCGACCGCTCCCCTATGGTTCGACGTATAGCTGGTGCAATGCTTATAAAAGAACTGGATAATATTGGTGATGAAGCATTTAAACTGGCAAATATACTTGCTTCTGATACATCCAAATCAGTAGCAGAGCGGGGGAAATATGCATTGACCGACTTAGAAAAATACGATTGACCATTTAATTGCAAATTATCTGTAACAGAGTCGATTGTATCGCTTGAGCGGGTTCTGGAAAAGTACACATTTAAAACCGGTAGCGTTCTGAGCAGTGGGTTTTGTAAGACATTTTGTCCGCTGTTCGCTCTCAGCAGACCTTCAGCGTCACGTGTTTGTCTGCTGTGTGCCAAGAGCGGAAGCTGGAGTGCCAGAGGCCCTCTAAAAATTGATGGTTCGTTTGCAGGGATACTTACAGCCGTACTGGCTCAAGTCGGCTCTCGACCAAGCTATACCGGGGCGGTTCAGCTCAGAATCTGGATGAAATAAAGGATCCAGATGCGGATCCAATACCATTTTGACTTCTTATGTAGCAGGTGAAATGGTCAGTTCCAGTATTCATATTTCGCCGTCATTACGGCGTTATGTTTGTCCACATACTGTTTACCTGTCCGATCAGTTGGGGTGATTGTGATATCCATATTGGCGCGTGTGCATTCTCCATGTGAGTTCCACTCCTCGCAGGTGGTCAGATTTTTTTCGATGGTGAAATACGTCTGGGTCTTGCTCAGGGTCAACTCACGGCCCTCGTTATCATAGCCATACTCTTCTATGGTTGAGGGTGATTGGGTTTTGATCAGGCGATGATTGCTATCATAACTATATACAATCGTATTATTATCTATCGCCATACTTCCTTTGCTTGCCGCGCTTGCCAGTAATCCTGATGAATTGAAGTCGTAGTCGATTGTGCCTACTACGGTTTTATCTTTATCTTCCGGTTTTGTGGCCTCGATAACCAAACGATTAACTGCACGGCTGATAATTCCTTTATCGTTAAGCAGGTAAATTCCCTCAAGAGTCTGCCGATATGCCTGCGTGGTTTTCTGACTGTTTTTATCGGCTATGACCCCGTTTGAGTCCACCTGGATGCGCCAGCCAAATTCCGTTTTATTCAACTGAATTTCAGAGGTTGCCGTGAAAACTGCTTTCTGGCCTGTTGAGGTTTTGACCTCTTTCATACGGCCGCCAATTAACTCACCGCATTGACTGAAGTTGCTTTGAACCGATGTGCGAAGATACCCATCAGGACTATCAATAGTGATTGATACAGATTTGGGAATTTCAGTTCTTGTCGGCTGGCTCAGAAGGATGAAGTTGTTCAGTTTGTTTTTAGCGAAGATTTCCGCAGTGCATTGTGCTGCATAAGTCTGAAATGTGCAGAGGGATAAGAGAGTAATTAACAGTTTTTTATTATTGAATGACATTATTTGTTGTCCTCATGAACCGATCAGTTATCCAGATTTGGTTAAGTTGGCGAAGTTTTGTTTCATTGGCTGCTTGTCTGGTTTGACTCACTTGTCAATCAGTGGCTTCACTGCTGGCTACATGCTTTGTACAATAAGGTTCGCTTTTCGCTCAAATCTGCCCGTCAACTTCGTGCCAAGAGTGGACATTGATAATATTACATTGCGTTAAAAATTAGGAAGCAGGTCAACCTCACGAGTGAGGTTGTGTTGGCTCGGCCATTTTTAATAGATTCAGAAATATTCCGTTTCATGATTAGAAATCCAGATGAGGATTGAGCCACGATAGTCGTCATTAGTGGAGGCTATCAACGAGCATTTATCTGCATTACCATCAGCGGTGTAAGCACAACTTTGCTTTACCCGGACAGTTAACTCCCCTCTTTTTGATACACTCTCTAAGTCAAGGAATTGCGCGCTTCCGGATGGGTGAAATATGCGAGTATCCTCTTGATCTTTATAGTTTCTTATACGCACAGGGAATTGGTTATTGTGATATTCATATCGCTCTACAACTTCGCCCGTGTCTTTGTCCACGATTGTTTCAAGCAACCCACGTACATTATAGCTGAGCACATATTTGCCCTTTTCATTCTCAAGCTCAGTGATTTCGCAAAGTTCATTGATTTTTCCGGTAATACGCAGGCCTTTAAAAGAGGTTAGTGCACCATCTTTGTTTACCAAATGGAACTCTCGGTCATTTGCCTTATCAACCGTGTTGATATTAGTAAAGCACCCGCTTTGATCGTATCTAACTTCTGTCATAGCCTGAAGTTTACCGTAAACATCTCGGATCCACTGGATGCTATGTTTTACGTTCCCAGTAGTTGCATCATGCTCGAACAAAAGAGCAGCATTTAAGACCGCCGGTTTGAATTGAGTAAATGCAGCGACATTAAATGATATTGCCAAAAATAATAGACTTAAAAGCACCCTTGTTTTCATTAATCATTCCTTTATCAGTAGGATCGCACTCTAAGGTGACGTGGGACTCAAGTTATCCAATGCTTTGCGAATAGCCACGAATAATCGAGATGCTTCCATGCCACAAGTTAAGCGTCTGTTGTTCGCTCATACACAACAACGGAGAATAATCCAGCCGGAGTTGCTGTTTAACGTACATAGATTCACGCTGCGGCAAAATATTGGCCGTATATCTTTTTTTGATTTCCCTGCTGGCGATATTCACCGCCCGGCTTGTCCGAATAGTAGCGTGTGGTCGTATTGACTCTGCGATAGAGCTTTTTGGCTTTGTTATCCTGATGACTCGCAATGTTATCCATTCTGAGTGGATGCCAATTTAAGTGTAAGCGGGCGCGCCAGAGAAGCGCTCTGTCCTTTTACTTATTGCAGATAGCCCGTTACCAATACAGGCCATCTGCTTCAGCGTGGAGCGTCGGGTTCCGATTAATGCTAATTAATCCAGTAGCGGCTTGCGGTTTTCTTTCGCCGGCTCTGGCTTGAGTTTTTCAACGGGAATACTGCACATGGTTTCAGCTATTATCCCAAAAAGAGAGTCTTTCGGGAAGGTTTCCCATTGCCCCACATCCAGCTCCGCATGTATAAGATCGCCTTCCGCAAACGGTTTGGAAAAAAGCGTACGTCCCATAACCGCACGCTGGTTTTTGTCGCAGTTAATCACATCGATTGCCCGGGAACTGGAAACGTAGACGGGTGGGTTTTTTATAATCAGTGTCTGCTCCGCGTAGTTATTGATGAAATAAAACCGGCGCAAGTGGCTGTTACCCTGGTAAGTTGAAATCACCCTGAAATCGACATACGAAGTCACTCTATCATCTGCAAGAATTTTTATTAAACCAGCCGGTGCTTGGGCGGGCACTTGCGGCTGTGGTTTACTGATCCCAGTACACCCCGCCAGCATAAGTAATGCCAGCCATATCAGCTTTTTCATTTCGCTACCCCGCCGGTTAAATCAGGTCGTAATGTCGCGAGCATATCAGGTGTGACATTTCCCTGAACGGAACAGAGCAATAATGTCCCTTCTTTACCTTTGCTGAGCATTAACAGCTTTTCGGTGCTTTCTTTTGCCGGAGCAATACCTGACACCGCTTGCGCATTTTCTCTCCAGGCACTGTTGGGGTCTACTTTAATCATCGCCTGAGAGAGATAATCATCTCCGGCCTTGCCCCAGGTTAAATGATCAAGCTTGGACATGACCTCTTCAGGCGATTCTTTGAAAATCAGCCCCCAGTAATAGTACTTACCATAATTGATTTCATTGAGGTTGCTGGTTTGCAGAAAATATCCCGATAGCGTCAGATTTAATTCATGTAGAGGTTGGGCAAACCAGACGATGCCATTACCGTCAACCGGCGCTTTGAACCAGGCGTGAAATTGCTGGTCAACCGTTAAAGGTGCTACGCGGCTGAGTGTGGTTCGCTGATGATAGATCTCACTGAAAAATGTTGTGTCGCAACGCGTCAGGCTTTGCGTCAACGTATTGGCATAAGCAGGTAACGTAGCCCCTGTCATTCCTAGCATGAGCACAATGGAGCAGATAATTTTATGCATGTAATATCCATATAATAAAAAAGACGCTATTTTTATCGGCACTCTGCAATGATACTTTACGCTTTCGTCTTTAACTCCCTTATCTGGCATGTTAAAAAAACTGCCCTTGCAGTTATGACCTCCAGCAACCCCTGTTGTGTAGCCCCTTGAGCACGGCACATTCTATGTGCTTTTAATATCTTTGCAGTCGATTAGCCATAGATCTGTTATGGTAAATACGACCGACATAGTTTAATGGTTATATCCTATAGCCGTAAAATTAACTTCCGCTCCTCGCTGACTATAGCGTGGATTAAGTGTTGCACTGAAAGCTATCAAATCAAAGTAAATACAGTCAGGCATCTTCCCACAGCGGCACCAATTCAACAGGCAACTGTTCCTTATCAAATCCCTCAAACCAGTAAACTGTGCCTTTTTGCCCAACAATCGGCACTTCTCCCCAACCCGGATGAAACAATGCGCGCTCCCAGTCCGGCTTGAGACGACCACGTCGTTTAAGGCGCTCACCATTACATGCAACTGCGCGAATTGAAGGAAAGTTAATAAAGAAACTTAACGGCATTCCTTCTTTTTGTGCACGTCGCAATTGACGTGAGATCCAGGCTTGGTTACGTTGGCGAAGCTTTTTTTTCATTGGCTACACATCTGCTAAGACAATTGATAAACCTAGTAATGACAGTATGTCTGGTGAGTTTCCAGATGTACTCAGTTACTCTTGCATTTATATCGCTAAATGGCCAGGTCACTATAATTGCCCATAATACCAGCGTTCGCCTGAAAACCACTCATCCGGGTCGTCACCACCATAGTAGTCAAGTGTAATACCTAATTCCTGAACCCCATCTGGAAGAATAAGCCCCCACTCCCGGGCAAGGCTTCGTTCCCTGAGGAGTACCGATGAACCATTTTCAGAAATCTCCTCTGTAATGAAGCTTTGAAAGTATTCCTCTGAACGAAATAAACAGACCTCACTTGTAAACATATCCGGGAGGCAAATTACGGCAGTAATTCGAGGGATATCATCGCAATCTGCTGTGGCGAGCATCAAGTTGGAACAGGCATTGATCATGGCTTGCGCACACTCTGCCTTAACTTTCTGCTTGCTGTATTTTCCTTGAACAAGATTAATTTCTACAGGTATCTTGTAATTCCAGTAATGTTGCTCTTCCGGAAAAACGGCACGAACTGGGTTATGAAAAGTTTCAGACCAACGGTTAAGTGATTTTATACGACGGGGAATGTTTCGTATTTTGGTGCGGTTATCCCTACATAATCGCCTGCTCATATTTTTTAACTTCCTGCTTGTTCAGTTGGCTATAGCGTTGGTCGAAAATAACTTCACTGTAATTTAGCGACATATTTTGCACAAGAATGTCCGCTCCTCGCTCATAGCTGACGGTCAGATTGAGTAGCTATTCGTTATGATATTGATGATGAGTTCGGAATATATTTTGACTTATATAAACCCTACATTTCGCTGATCGGTTGGTCTTTTGGCATGAACGCGGGTTTTTCAGGGCATCGGATTGAACTTGGTGCCAGCTTATCTAATGGAGGAGGGGATTCGAATAAAAATTGTCGAATTACCTTGTTTGATATTAACGGTAATATGTTCCTATCTGCAAATGATGCAAAGATAGAAAATGGTAATAAGTTCTGTCTTACGGTAACTGTCGGATTTTATAAGTAGTCATCTTTGGTATCTTCAACTGCTGAGCGAAAGACGAACCAGGCTATCAGACCAATAACTGCCAAAATTGCGATCACAATCAGTAACGTTTTCAAGTACACAGCCCCTTCTTTTAAGAATAAGCAATCCTCACCGCAACACAGAATGTAATCAAATTGTTTGTGACGATCAATTTCTTGAGATTGATCGTTGAAAACGATCATTGTGGCTTAATTGACCACTGAAATACAAAGCCGGGCTTAATTGTCCGGTCTATTCAGTCAGTCTACGGGTATAACTCCCTAACTGTAATAACCCGTGTTTATAAATCCTTACACCTGTATTTGATGGGGATGGCCGTACAAAAAAACACGATAAGAATATAACTATATGTTACTTAACATTAAAATTGATATTCATCGACCAACGGTTTATTTTCTGGTATATAGACTAAGGAATGTTAATCGTTTTAAGGATGAAAAGGAAATGAGAGTAAGCGAGGAAGCACTGTTAAGCTCTGGCTTCAGTCATACAGATCTTCAGAAAATTAAAAATAACGTAGAAAGCTATGGCGGAACCCTTGAAGAAGCCATTCAAGATCTAGCTAATCGCTTCCGGGCTCTGACCTGGGTAGCCACGGGATGTGTATTGGTTTTTATTTTTTTGGTTATATTCAGCTCAACGATAAAAATCGTGGCCGGGGGCCTATCTTTTCTTTTAGGCATATCCATTATGATGTTTGCTCAACCACCAGTACTTACTTATAAGTCCTGGCGATTCTGGAGAGCCAACCGAAATTAATGTGACGGGTCATTTGTGGAAAGCAGATCGAAAATCACTTTAGCCTTTACACCATAGCCCACTATTTTCATCGTCAGTTTGGGGCGACTTATCGTTTCAACCTTACGATAGTAGTCCCGAGGTATCCACCGGAATAATCGCCAAGCCCCCGGCTTAATCGCAAGTCCGAAAATGCTATATACGCTAGCACCTAGCGTTGTTGCGTTATAAAAAGCCAGTCCAGACTCCGGCCTGAACCCCATAAACTGAGCTATCTCTATAGCCCCATCAGCAAAAATACCTTGAGATGGCGAGTTTTCTCCATAAGATGAATGGTTGATAATTTCTTTTGAGATTCCATTGAAACCATCAACAATGAGCGTGGCCCCCGCTAAAACCCCTACTGGATTCATCGTCGAAATCATTATAAATCCGCCGAATAGAGCAGCACCGGAAACAACAATATGTACAGCTGAAATAACATACCCGACAATTTTATTATTTTCCCGGACGAACTCCACTTTGGCGTAAAGTTTCGCGGTTTTCAGCCGCAACAT